TATGAACAAAAAAATCCCGGCATGGCTTTTAATGTTTACGAAAACGTCAGAGCCTTAAATCATGCCAGTTTAATTTACAACGCTCAGAGAAATTCTAAGTGTTCTAATATAGAATGTGACATTGAAACGAATTCGGGTTGGGAAAAAATTACTAAAACCAGACTAGTGGATGCTAAAACTAATCAAATGTTTTTCCGCCTTGACAGCACCACCAAATTTGAGAGGGTCGAATTAAATAACATAAAATTCAAAGAATACGACGCCATCATTATCTCAGACTACGACAAAGGCTTCTTGCATAAAGAGGATATTAAATCTATAGCGGAAACGCATAACTTAACTTTTTTAGATACGAAGAAAACCGTAGGAGGTTGGGCAGAAAAAATAACTTTTATAAAAATAAATCAATTTGAATATGAAAAATCTAAAAACACTCTCAGAAAAGATAACTTTAGAAACAAACTTGTAAAAACATTAGGCTCGGAAGGATGCGAGTATAAAGATAAAATTTATCCAGTTCCAAGAGTCGAAGTAAAAGACCTTTCCGGCGCTGGAGATACTTTTTTAGCAGGTTTAGTTTGCAATTATCTTCACAGCGAAGACATAATTGATTCGATAAAATTCGCAAACCAATGTGCCACCGAAGCCGTGAGTCAAAAAGGGGTAGTCTCTCTTTCTAAAATTAAAACTTTCTCCGACGGAAAACCGATACGAATAAACTGACGACATGGAAAACCCAAAATTAAAATTCCTAAATAAAGCGACGAATGAAACCAAAGTTTCACTTGGCATGGGAGCTTTGGTTATCAAAGACTACAGAATCCAATTTGAAAATTGCAAAACGCAAAAGCCAGCCTTACCCTTAGAAGAACAGGAGATTCTACTAGAACTCAGAGCTGATTGCGGCCTTTGGTCTTGTCCGGGAGGAGGACTAATCCCCGGCGAAAATATAGAAGAATGCGTTAAAAGAGAAGTGAAAGAAGAAACCAATATTGATATTATTGTAGATAATTTATTTAGCGTTTATTCGGACCCCAAAATCGGTTGTGTGAGACATTATCTAGAGGATGATTTTCCTCAACAAATAATAGATATTCTTTTGATAGGCTTGCCTATTTCCACTAAGATAAAAAAGAGCGAAGAAAGCTTGGACGTAAAGTTTTTTAAACTTGACGATATACCAGACAACCTCACACCTATTATGGAGATAGCAATAAAAGATTACCAAGCTTCCTACAGATTAAACGGAAAACCAATTTTAAGATGAAAAAAGTATTAATAACAGGAATTTTAGGGCAGGACGGGGCCAACATGGCAGAGTATTTACTTGACAATGAGAATATGCTTGAACGTTTTGGTGAAGACCTTGGGGGACAAGTGGAGATTTACGGCATGATGCGTAGAACGTCTAATGTAAACAAGTCCAACATAGAAGCATTTGAAGATAACCCTTACTTTAATTTAGTTTATGGAGACCTGACGGATGCAGTTTCAATTAACAACCTAGTAAAAGAAATTTTACCGGACTACTTTATTAACTTTGGAGCAAACTCTTTCGTTGGCTGTAGCTGGGACATGCCCCTACAGGTTTTTGACGTTAATACTCTCGGTGTGATTAGGTGTTTGGAAGCTTTAAGAAAATTTAAGCCTGAATGCAGGTTCTACAGTGCCGGTTCTTCTGAAGAATTAGGCGACGTCGATTATAGTCCTCAGGACATCAAGCATCCCATTAAAGCCAGAAGCCCTTACGGAGCCGCCAAGGCTGCTGCTCGCCATATCGTTAAGGTTTACAGAGAATCTTATGATATGTTTGCGATACATAGCATACTCTTTAACCACGAAGGATTAAGGAGAGGAGAAGAGTTTGTTACTAGGAAAATTACCAAGGCTGTAGCAAGAATTAAAAAAGCCCTCGATAAAGGAGAAAAGTTTGAGCCCCTGCAATTAGGTAATGTAAACTCCAATCGAGACTGGTCGGACTCAGAAGATTTTGTAAAGGGTGTATGGTTAATGCTTAATCAAGAAGAGCCAAAAGAATATGTTTTATCAAGCAACGAAACTCATTCGATTAGGGAATTTGTGACATTGGCATTTCAGGAAGCAGAGATTCCGGGGTTATGGAGCGGGAGCGATATGGATGAAAAATTTAGAATATACCAAGAGAACACGACCTTGGCTGAGATTAATGAAAAATTTTATCGTCCCGCTGAAGTCAATTTACTTTACGGAGACTCCAACCCTATCCGCGAAGAACTTGGGTGGAATCCGGAGATCTCCTTTGGTCAGCTTGTAAAACGGATGGTAGAAAATGACATTTCACTTTCAAATTCCTAAAAAACCGAATTTTCCCCTCAAGAGACCCCTCCAATAGGATTTTCAAAAATACTAGACTTTAATGATTACTGAAAAGACAGTGTGGTGGAAAATCAAAACCATAGGACTATGGCCAGTAATAAAACATTCGCTGAGACTTAAAAAATGCGAGTGCGAAGCTTGTGAAGAAAAAAGAAGCAGGAAAAGGCGATAAGCCAAGGGGAGGATTTTCCCGCCGCTATAAAGATAATTATGATGTAATTAACTGGGGAGACACCAACAAATGTCCGAATGCTCAAAATGCAAAAAAAACTTCGACGAAATAGATCTTATTTTCGTATACGAAAACGGTAAATTAATTTTGGCTTGCACGGAATGTAAGAAAAACCTTGACAAAAAGAAAGAAGCGTGATACAAGGGGATGTCTCTATGCGGAGAAACAAAAAAAAACCGACCATTAATCAATTTATAATGGAAAAGTTTTTAAAAAATCCAGACGCAGTGTGGAAAGAGAAAAACTCCAGAATGCGAGAGTTGGGCACAACTAAAAAACTTTTAATCAAATACCCTGATAAAAAATTCTGGTTTAGGATGCCTCGTCCTTTCTTAATGGAAAGCCTGCTATGGTTTTTAACTAAAGACGGCCTTAACTACTTAATAAAAGAGCATTTAAAATATAAACTTGACTTACCACCAAAACCTTCGTATAATCTCTCCAGTGCTAAAATAGGCGAAGAGAAGAAAGTAGCAAAAAAACGAAATTTATGGAATTTTCTAAAAGATGACAAAAAAGAAGACTGATTCAACATTCTCTCCCCTAGACCAAATTGCCGCTTATCTCAAGCAGCATAAAGATGAACACCTTAACTTCGAAAAAGAAGAAAATTACGTTGTATCGAGCGGTAGTTTGTTGCTTGATTTAGAGATGTCAGGAGGGCTTCGTCCTTCAATCATTAGGGCTTCTGGCGTAGCAGAAGGAGGAAAAACCTCTTGCGCTCTTTCTTTCGCTAAAAATTTCCAATCTACCGTGGATAACTCTATGGCGGTTTACATTAAATCAGAAGGAAGGCTTTCTACTGAAATGATTGAGCGCTCAGGCATTGATACTTCAGAAGACAAGTGGTTTGTCTATAAAAGTAATATTTTTGAAAGCGTACTTGAGTTGATAAAAGAGCTGATTCACAACAACCCCACGAACAGGAAATACTTTTTCATTATTGACTCTATGGATGCCCTTGTGCCTAAAAATGACATAAGCAAGTCTTTTGAAGAGTCAGTCAAGGTTGCGGGAGGGTCTGTTCTCTCTTCGAACTTCTTAAAGACAATGGCTCTTCCTCTTTCCTCGAAAGGACATGTGGCCTTTCTAATTTCTCAAGTTAGAAGCAAGGTTTCTATTAACCCTTACGAAAAAGCAGATCCGAAGCTCACTAACGCTTCAGGAGGCAACGCTTTACTTCACTACTCTGACTGGATTCTTGAATTTCAACCCAGATGGTCTAAAGATATGATTCGCGACAAATCCGCAAAAGCCAAAAGCCTCGCAGAAGGCCACTGGTGCCGGGTCGTTTTTCGCAAAACAGCAAACGAAAGGACAGGTTCAGAAGTTGAATACCCAATAAGATACGGAAGAACTGGCGGAAAAAGCATTTGGGTCGAATACGAAATCCTTCATGTACTTTTAGCTTTTAATATGGTTAAAGCTACTGGAGCGTGGTTAGTGTTTGAGGAATCCTTAATTAAAGAATTGAAAAGCAAGAAGATTGAAGTGCCCGAAAAGGTTCAAGGCGAAGACGCTTTTCGAAAAATGCTAGAGGAAAACGTAAAGTTAAGCAGATATCTTTTTAAAAAGTTCAGAGACACGCTAAAGAAAGCTTCATGAGGCTTTTCAACATAAACGGAAAACTTGCAAATAAAAACGTAAACAAGTATAGAATAAACTGGAATGCGAAATCAAGATCGAAAATGCAATTTGCCGTTAAAAAGTTTTTTTACCCCTACTGGGAAAAGAACATTTGCTACGAGGAGTTTCCAGTATTCGGAACAAGAATGAAGGTAGATATTGTTAACGCTACAAAAAAGATAGCGGTAGAAGTTCAAGGAGACCAGCATGATAGCTTTAATAAATTTTTTCACAACAATTCTAGACTTAAGTATCTTCA